GGTAGATATTATGCCAGTATCAAATCCAGACATATTTTCTACTTCACAAAGAATTGCTATGGCGCAAGAGATGATGCAGTTAGTGCAGTCCAATCCAGAGATACACGGTCAAGGTGGTATTTACGAAGCATACCGTAGAATGTATGCAGCTATCGGCATTGATAATATTGATGCTTTACTACAACCACCACCAGCTGAAGAACCACAACCAGTTGAAGCTGGTTTTGAAAACAACAGCTTACTAATGGCTCAACCAGCACAAGCATTTATGCAGCAAAACCACGATGCTCATATTGCTGCACATATGGCTTTACTTAAAACACCACCAGTACAATCAAATGCTATGGTGCAAGCTGGTATTCACGCACACATTATGCAGCACTTGCAAATGAAAGCAGATGTTATGGCACAAGAACAAATGCCACCAGAAGTTATGCAGCAGTATCAACAGTTACAACAACAAATGCAAAATGTAAGCCAACAAGAAGCTGGCGCATTACAGACGCAAGCAAATGATTTGTTAGCGCAGTTCTCTGCTCCAATCTTTGCCGAACTAGTTACACAGTACACACAAGAAACTAGCGGCCCAGTAGATGAAGATCCATTAGTTGCTCTGCGTCGTCAAGAGATTGCTTTAAAAGGTCAAGAACTTGCACAAGAACAAGAACAATTTAGAGCTGAACAACAAAGAAAACGTGAGGATTCTATGCGTCAAGATCAAATAGATCGAGAGCGTATTGCAGTTCAAGAAGATATTGCTGAGATGAAAGATGAAACTACAAGAGAAAGACTTGAACAGCAAAGAGAAATGAAATTAATGGACTTGAGTAGAAAATAAGGTAATATAGGAATCAGTTATGAAACATATACAGAGTTATAGCAACAAAGGTAGCGTACCTTTGAAACAAGCAAAAAAAGTTTCTGTCTCTACAAAACCACAACCTGGTATGGGTAAGGGTAAAGCAAGAGGCGTAGGTATTGCTGAATCTGGCACAAAGTTTTCTGGCGTATATTAATGTCAGTACTTTGGTTAAGAGAAAAACTTTTAAAAGAACTTGCTGAAAAAAGGCAAGCAATAACAGACACATTGTTGGCTGGTGTCAAAGATATGAGCCAATATGAGTTTCTGCGTGGACGTTACAGTTCTCTCATCGACGTAGAAAATGACTTAAGGGAACTGCTAGGAAAAGTAATAGAAGATGACGAAGACGAATCAAGTGGTAGTACCTGACCACGTTGCCAAAGAAATCGAAAAAGAAAATCAAGCAATAGAAAAGACAGTACAAGAGACTGGTGAACAGCTTGATAAAGCCTATGTGGATCCTGGACTTAAAGTTCTTGATCCAACACTATTAGATAAATCCGCACTTGAAAGAATGCCAACACCTACAGGGTGGCGTATGTTAATACTGCCATTTGCAGGTATGGGTGTTTCTAAAGGCGGTATCATTATGACAAAAGATACGGTGGATAGAGAAAGACTATCAACTGTTTGTGCTTATGTAGTAAAAATGGGGCCACTTTGTTACAAAGACGATAAGTTTGGTAACAAACCTTGGTGTGAAGAAAAACAATGGGTATTGATTGGCCGTTATGCTGGTGCTCGTTTCAAACTTGGTGATGACGCAGAATGCAGAATCATTAATGATGATGAAGTGATCGCTACCATACATGACCCAACCGATATCGTTGCAGTATAGGAGTATTTATGACAGAAGAAGTTATGAAGGAAAACGAAAATATTGAAGAAGGTGAGGTTGTTGAACTAGAAGAAGAAACGCCACAACCTGAAGATGCTGTAGAAGAATCAGAGCCTGAGCAAGCTGAAGAGCCTGCGCAAGAAGCTGCGTCATCTGAAGAGGATGAATTAGCTGGATACTCTGATAAAGTACAGAAAAGAATTAACACTTTAACTCGTAAGTTAAGAGAGGCAGAGCGTGCAAGCGAATCTGCATACAATATGGCCAACAGCCTTAAAACTGAAAACGATGGGTTGAAGAAAAAAGTAAATGAAAGTAGCCAAAGCTTTTTATCAGAAGCTGAACAAAGACTACAATCACAAAGAGTCCAAGCACAAGCAGCTTTGAAAAATGCGCTTGAAACACAAGACCACGATAAAGCGGTTAAGGCGCAAGACATCTTAGCAAGGATTGCAGTTGAAGAGTCATCTATCAAAAATTCAAAAATAGCTTATACAACACAAGTACAAGAAGAGCCAACACAAGCAGCTCCAGTACAAGAGCAACCAAAGCCAAGTCCTAAGGCACAAGCCTGGGCAGATGAGAACACTTGGTTTGGTGAAGATAGAGTTATGACAATGGCAACTTTTGGAATACATGAAGATCTCGTTGACGAAGGATTTGATCCTGACAGCGATGAGTATTATACTGAAGTGAACAATAGGTTGAGGAAAAGTTTTCCTGCGAAGTTTCAAGTAGCAGAAGAGCAACCTGCAGAAGTGCAGAAACCTCAACAAAGAGTTGCTTCGGCAGCCAGAAATACCCAGACAACTGGAGGTAAACGTAAAGTTAAACTTTCACCGTCAGAGGTTCAAATGGCTAAGAAGCTTAACGTACCCCTAAGTGAGTACGCAAAATTTGTAAAAAGGTAATAACTATGAATAGAGACGATAAGGGTAGGTTTGTAAAACCTGAAAATGACAGAATGACCCGTTCTGCTGATACTCGTGACAAAGACGTGGCACGCAAACCTTGGGCTCCACCAAGTACATTAGAAACTCCACCAGCCCCTGAAGGCTATGTCTACAGGTGGATTAGGGCAGAGACTTTAAATCAAGAAGACAGGAAGAACGTAATGTCTAGACTCAGAGAAGGCTTCGAACTTGTTCGAGCTGAAGAGATTGGAGATTTTGAACTTCCAAGTATTATGGATGGAAAGCATGCAGGAGTAATTGGTGTTGGGGGCTTATTATTAGCTAAGATTCCATTAGAAACAAGAGAAGAACGTAACTCTTATTATCAAAGCAGAAGCAGAACTATGCAGGAAGCTATCGATAATGATCTATTGAAAGAATCTGATGCTCGTTCTCCAATTATGTCTCCGAGGAGAACTTCTTCAGTAACATTCGGGGGCGGTAAACGAAAATAATATATAAGGATAAAATATTATGGCAAACCCAGATAAACCTAACGGCTTTAAACTTGTCGGTAAACTAGGCGGTAGCATCCAAAATAATGGTGTTCAGAACTATGAAATCGCAAGTGGACAAGCTGGTAGTATCTTCTCTGGAGATCCTGTTCAGATGTTAACAGGCGGTACCATTAGCGTCGTAAATTCAGCTACTACCGTCAAAATCTTAGGGATCTTCCGTGGTTGTAAGTATATTGACTCAGATGGGAGTGTGAAATTTTCAGCATACTACCCAAATGGTCAGACTTCAACTTCGACAATTGTGGCCTTAGTAGAGGACTCTCCTGAGAACCTTTACCAAGTGCAAAGCTCAGGCTCACTCGCTTTAACCGATGTGGGCGCAAACGTTGACTTAGCTTATACAGCTGGTGATACAGTATCTGGCCAATCAAAGGCCGAGATTGGTAGTACATCAACTGCTGGTACAGCTCAGTTCAGAATTATTGGCAAGGTTGATGAACCTGATAATGCATTCGGAACAAACGTTAGCTTAATAGTAAAAATTAATGAACATGCATACAGCACAACAGCTGGTGTCTAATTAAAGGAGTAAATAATGGCAATTAATAGATCGCAATTAGCAAAAGAATTAGAGCCAGGCTTGAACGCTTTATTTGGTATGGAATATGCTAGATACGACAATGAACATGCAGAAATCTTCGATCAAGAGTCATCTGACCGAGCATTTGAAGAAGAAGTACAGATTGTTGGATTTGGTAATGCCCCTGATAAAGCAGAAGGTGCTGGCATCTCTTACGATAGTGCAAGTGAAGGCTTTACCGCAAGGTACGAGCATGAAACAGTTGCATTAGCATTCGCACTTACTGAAGAAGCAGTAGAGGATAATTTGTATGACAGACTTGGTTCAAGATATACCAAAGCTTTAGCTAGAAGTATGGCTAACACCAAGCAGATCAAAGCTGCAAACATTCTTAACAATGCTTTCTCAGCAACAAATCCTGGCGGTGACGGGAAACCACTTGTGGCTTCTGACCACCCATTAGTAGGAGGCGGTGTTGGTGCTAACAGAGCAGCAGTTTTTGCTGACTTGAATGAAACTTCACTTGAAGATACTCTGATCAGAATCTCAACTCAGGTTGATGACAGAGGATTAGCAATCGCTTTACAAGGAACTAAGCTTATCATTCCACCACAATTACAATTTGTGGCAGATAGACTGCTTAACTCCCCAGGTCAGCCTGGTACAGCAAACAATGACATTAACGCTATGAAGAATATGGGAATGTTACCTGAAGGTTATGTGGTAAACCACTACCTAACAGACCCAGATGCTTTCTTCGTTAAGTCAGACTGTCCAGATGGCTTTAAGCATTTTGTTAGATCCCCAATGTCAACATCACTTGAAGGTGACTTTGATACAGGAAATCTAAGATACAAAGCTAGAGAGAGATATTCATTTGGATTCTCAAACTGGAGATGTGTCGACGCATCACAAGGTGCATAACAACTAACCTCGATAGTTGGAAGGGAGTCGAAAGACTCCCTTTTTTTATTGCTAAATTAATGTAACAGAGTTAGACTTTAATAAATTATGGCATTTAGCAACTAAGT